CTGTCTTGGTAGGGCTTGTCATGTTTATGCTCAAAAATTCCCACGATGAGCTGCAACGTCTACAAGTCTTGCTCAATAAAACCCGAGAGGAAATAGCCCGTGATCTCATCACTCGCGCAGAAGTGCGCCAAGACCTTGAAAAAATCATGGAACGATTTGACGCTGGGTTTGAAAGACTTGAAGCAAAAATTGATCAGTTGGCTAAAAAAGGATGATCTTGGTTAAACCCTAATTCCGCCACGTGGCGGAATATAATACTTTAGTAGGGCCATTATGAAACGCAAAACACGAAAGTTTTATGAAGGTGGTATGCCCGATTTTGAGAGGGAGCCTCTCAGGGACTCAAGCGGTGAGATCGTCCGAGACAGCAGTGGGCAACCCATTATGTCGGGTAGTACGGCTGCGCGAATGATGGAGGCTCCTGCACAAGTCCCCCAGGTTGCCCAGCCAAGCCCCCCTGTGGCTCAGGCTATGCCCGTAAGAGAGCCAGAGATGACGCGACCGTCAATTAGCGTAGAGGAATTTGAAGAACCCGGCACAGCAGGATTTTCACACACGCCAATTAAACAGGCGCCCAAAAAACAAGCACCCAAGCCCGCCACAAAGCCAGTCGTTAAACCAGCGTCTAAGCCAGTTACCAAAACAGAAAAGCCCGCAGAAGTAGCCAAAAAAGAAATGGACGCCATCGAGGCGGGAAGAAAAACCAAGGGTAAATCAGAGTTTGAAAGAATCAGGGACTACGACAAACCCCTTGAGCGTGTAGCACCTGAAATGCTCATGTTTGGGCTTCCACTTAGGGGATTGGGCGCAGCAGCAAAAATGGGACAAAGGGCGGCAAGAGTCGAGCCAAGGGTCCCACAAGAGGCCGCGAAAGCCCTGACCACAAAAGCAGCAGCTAAAGATCTTGCAAAGCTTGAAACAAAGGGCGCCCCAAGACTTGAGGCGCCAAAAGGCGGAGAGCTCGCAAAGCGAGGCGAGCCAGCTAAACAACTTGAGGCCCCACGCAAAAGACTTCCTTATGAAAAGGACATGGGGCCCGTAGAGTTTGCTGCGGCAAAAAATAAACGCCGGTTATTGCAAGGCGAAAGCTCTGGGAAAGAAGCAATTAAAGTTCAACCAAGACCGTATCAAAGATCAACAAAAAGTGAACCCGTGGATTATGAAGATATTCGCATGGGATCTGACTATATGCGTAAGGGCGGCAAAGTAGGTTCCGCATCAAGTCGCGCAGATGGAATAGCCATGAGAGGAAAAACCAGAGGTAAATACATATGAAAGATAAGATAGCAACGGTTATGCGAGAATTTAAATCGGGTAAACTCAAGTCATCATCAGGTCAAAAAGTCACTAACCCCAAGCAAGCAATTGCAATTGGACTATCAGAGGAAAGAGCTATGAAAGGTATGAAAATGGGCGGAGAGCCCAAAGCCATGGTGAAAAAAGAAGTGGCTTTTATGAAGGCTAAAGGCGCACCTAAGTCTATGGTCAAACATGAAATGGCAGAGATGAAGGGCATGAAAATGGGCGGCATGACAAAAATGGGCTCTGTAAAAACAGCCGCCCCAAGTCGTGATGGCGTAGCATCAAAGGGCAAGACCAAGGGCAAGATGGTCAAAATGAACAAAGGCGGCATGTATTGCTAGGTGATATGTGGCGCTTCCAACATTTGACTCGGAATGGTTTGGCCTAGACGCCGCAGAAAAAATACGGCGTTTTAACGCCGCAGGGACATCCATCAATGAGCTTCGTTCAATCACGGACGAGGAAACAATTCAATGGATGTTAAATAATGGATATAGTCCGCCGCCAGCATATACAAGATCTTATGATAGGCGAGAGCAGGAAGAAGAAGGGACTTATAACTATCCAACTTATTATTACGCATCAGACGGCACTGCATTTTTAGACGCAGGGCAAAGAGATGCCTATCAAAATAGTTTACCTACGCAAAGATCAGAACAAGATGAAACAAGAGCCAAGGCCGCGAGCGTTGGCGTAAATTTGCCATCTAATTGGTTTCAAATCGGCCCCCAAGAAAAAGTAAATTGGCTCATTGGATCCAAGGTCACAGAAGGTCAATTAAGAGCATTTGGGACGCCAGAACCAGAAATTCAAAGTCTTAAAGATCTCTACGGCTATTATGACGCAACAAAAACAACAAGCGCTCCTCCAAAACCTACGCAAAGATCAGAACAAGATGAAACAAGAGCCAAGGCCGCGAGCGTTGGCGTAAATTTGCCATCTAATTGGTTTCAAATCGGCCCCCAAGAAAAAGTAAATTGGCTCATTGGATCCAAGGTCACAGAAGGTCAATTAAGAGCATTTGGGACGCCAGAACCAGAAATTCAAAGTCTTAAAGATCTCTACGGCTATTATGACGCAACAAAAACAACAAGCGCTCCTCCAAAACCATCAATTAGCTTGCCAAGCGAATGGGGTAATTATGATCCAAAACAAAAGATAGATTATTTCAACGAAAAAAAAATAAAACCATCGCAATTAATAGCCGATGGCGTAAGTCAAGTCGATATTGATTGGATGTATAACAATGGGTATAACGTATACGAACAGGCTCTCGGTCTAGACCTTAAAAACGGCTGGGTTTTTGAACCAGAGTTTTTAGAAACCCCGTTTCAAAACTATCAAACGGGCCAGAAGTTAAGTCGTAACGATTATGAGCAGTTAATACTCCACCCCAAAGATACGAAATGGGAGGGCAAATGGCTCAACAATGACACAATTGACTTCCTAAAAGGCCAGATCAATAGTGGCAAATCTTTATATAAACTCAATTATCAGACCCCTGGTAATTCCGACGAGTGGCATGTAGATGATCTGGCAAAAAGACTTGCCGCTTTAGGGATCACTAATTTAAATCAAATTGGCGTAAAAACTGGCGCCGGCAAAGATCCCATATTTTCAGCATCTAGTGATACACCAGAGGTAATCGGATATAACGATTACACAACCTATGAATTATTTGACAAGCGAACAAACCAACCACTTGATACCAAAATGGTGGGCGGCAAGGGAAGCAATGTCATTGGTTCAACCAACGCAGGAAAGGGTTATTCAGATTATCGAGTACAGCTCGACGCCTTTGGATCGCCGGTTATTGTTCCAGAATGGAATGCGTCGGATTTTCTACAGAAAAACCCGATGCTGGTTCAGTTGCTTGCAGTGGGGGCATCGTTTCTTGTTCCGGGTATAGCCAACGCAATAACTCCAGCTATCAGTAGTATTGTTGGTGCGACCGCCGCCCCTGCCGTATCAAGTTTTCTCACAAGAGTAGCGATAAATACCGTCTTCAACGGCGGCGATTTATCCAAAGCATTTTTAGGCGCAGCAACTGGGGAGATACTTCAGGGCGTCACGAGTGTGATGGCCAATGAGCTAGCAAACAGCGGACTGATTAGCGGAGCCACGGCAGCAGAAAAACTTGCAACTGCCAAATTAATCGCCGGGCCCATGGCGAATGCAATCTATTCAATATCACAAGGACAAGACCCATTACCAGCTTTATTAGGTGGGGCTGTAAACGCCGCAATTTCCACGGGCATTAATGAATTTGCAACTGCACAAAAGCTTGACCCAACATCCAAAGCGCTACTTCAAATCGGCGTATCACAAGCAATCAACACAGCTAAAACAGGAAAATTCAATCCTATTAGCCTAATGAATCAGTTGATTAACCTTGGATTTAGCAAAGATCAAGCAGCCAAGGTAACGGGTGGCGCAACTCCAGAAGTAGCAAAATCTAACTCAGCCATAGGTGCAGTAGCCATCGATAAGAATGGTGAACTGTTTACCATGGATGACGATGGCAATCGACTGATGTTAAGCGGCAATTCTGCTGGACGAGTGTATTCGGCAGAAGAATGGCAAGGCATACAAAGCGCACTAAATGCTGGCCAATCAAGCTATGTGAATAATTTAATAAAGTCCATAAACAGCGGCGAGACTTCAGTCGATGACGCAGCAGATGATTTACGCGAATCAGGGTATTCAGATAATACAATTGCAAGTATCTTCGCAGCCAATCAACAATTCATTGATAGGGCAAAAAAGGCTCAAGATATAGCAAAAGAATATACGTCATTTGATTCAACACTAAAATCAGAAGACGCAATTCAAAGACTGAAAGATGCGGGATTCTTACCGGAAGATGCATCCGACTATATAACATCATTAAATAGTCAAATCACAGCAAGAAAAAACTACACAAATATTGCAAATGATTTTATTAACGGCAAGGCTACCGAGTCCCAACTCGAATCCGCCATGGATGATGTGGGTATCAAAGGTGACAAAGCCAATCAGCAACTTTTGTATTACAGGGCTCTGAAAGAAGGATCAGAATTAACGCCTTCAGAACTTACAAACGCAGCAGTTTCTAATTTAAAACAATGGTTCAACATTGGAAACGGAAGACAGGTTGTATTTGATAGGAATGCAGAAACCGGCGATCTTTTTGTATCAAGCGCAAAAGACGCCACGGGTAAAGATATCACAAAAGATTTTTACGGATTATCACCACAAGGTGTAAAAACCGTAATTGATGCACAACAAATTATTCAAAGAACCGCACCTAAAGTAACAAATTCAGAATTCTCAATACCTAAAGAGCTAAGCGATCAAGCAAGATCCCTAGGTCTTACAACGCAGACGGGATTAATACAAAACAATTTTGCGACGGTACAAAAAAGTTATTTTGATAATTTGTTAAGACAGTACAGCATTATGAGCCCTGAGGAAAGGGCGAAAATCGCATCTGCTAGTGCCGCCACAACCGATATGCGAATCTTGAAAGACATTGATTCGCAATACAAACAAATTGACCAACAAAGGCAGCAGGCTATAGCAGGTAATCAAAAGTCAATGGCGGACTTTTTGCTTCGCGCCGATACTCGTGTTGAAAATAAGGCCTCCGCCTATTACATCGATCAAGGTGTTCAACCAAGCACCGCCATGGCGCTTGCGCTCCAAGATTTACAATCTGGAAATGTGTTCAACAGAATCAACTTATCTTCTGTACAGGATTCACAGTTCCCGTTTGAAACAAAGCAATTTATAAACCAGTTTCGTGGATCTCCTGCTGGCGATGCGCTTTCAAATACATTAGCCACGGCGTATGCAGTAACAGGAAGCGCAGTAGCAAATTCACTTAACGGCGCACTTGGAATTAACCTACATATTGCAGAATCCCTCGGACTTGATTCCTTTGCCAAGGATTTCAGCAAGCTAGCAGCGGGAATAAAAACAGCGGGTGACGACGCGGTTACGATTGCAAATGCAAGTACGGACGCGCATAAAAATCTTATTGGAGGCCTGTCAAATGTCGTAACTGCCATACCGTGGTTGGCGACTGGAATCGCTCCGGGTATTGTAGTTGGAGCCATGGCAACAACATACGGAAATGAATACATCCAAGGAAGAATGTCCGGACTTGGAATAGAGGACGCAGGAAAGCGGGCGACCCTCATGGCAATAGCAGAAGGAATTGGCGAGAGAATCGGCGCAGATGAGCTAGTTGGATTGTTGAAACCCCTGTGGCGCGGCACCGCAACGGATCAGCTAGGCAAGGTAATTGGCGAAAGCTTAATTACGCAAATTGGCAAGTACGGCACCAAAGAACAACTAGGTGAACTGCTTTCATATAGTTTGCAAGCGGCAACAGATAAGCTTCCTCAGATTGGTTTGGCCCAAGACATGACGGGCATGGATTTCTTGAAGGGCGCCCTGGATACGATGCAACAAACATTTGTTGCGGCTGGTACAACCGCAGGAGTTGCGGTTGGTCTTCGTGGAGGAATGACTTCCGATAACAGCGGACAAATAAAAATAATCTCGCCAGACGGAACCCAGGGGCTTGTAGAACTAGGAAATGGGTCCTTGGTGCGTTTTGATTTGCCAAGCAATGTGGACTTAAAGGTTGGCGATGAAATTAATATAAACGCCACAAAAAATGATGTTGTGTATGTACCTGATAATGTTAATGAAAAATTTTCTATATTCGAACAACAATTAAATCAAGTTTTTCAAAATGAAATTGGCAGGCGCCCAACATTTAATGAACTTGAATTTAATTTAAAACGTCTCGCTGATGGGGTTAATTTAGATTCAATTGTTAACGAACTAAATAACACGCCACAAGGTAAGTTATTAGACGATCAGCGGGCGTTTAATGCACAGACAGACGCACAGATTGCTGCCAATGCACGGTCACTACTAGACCAAGGCAAAATAACCTACGCTGACTTCAAGACGTTCATGAACACCATGGGCCTTGCGGGAGATCGGCAACTCAATGTATTAGATACGATTACTCCAAGGTCCACGGTATCTGGCACAGTCACATCGATTGTCGGTGATAACGCCATCGTTACGGGCGCAGATGGAAAGATGTACACCATGCTGCGTGTAGGACCCAATAATTATTTGCTGCAAAAAGGCGATGAGGTAAAGCTTGGTGTATCAACCGTCAAGCCAGATGCAACGCCCACGGTTGAGGTGACGACAAAAATGTCGGATCTCATAGCTGCAAGCACATCAAATTCAATAAGTATTAGTTTAAGTCAGTCTATATCTGAAGCAGCAATAAGCGCATCAATATCCAACAGTCAAAGTCTTTCGACTGCAGTCGCGCTATCTGAATCGATTTCACTAAGCTCATCACAGTCGCTCTCGCAATCGCAATCTTTATCCATAAGCATAAGCTCGGAAATTAAAGCAGATCGCGCAAGGGGCCAATCCATATCGGAATCTGTATCGCAATCAATATCTGAGACAATAAGAATCTCTGAATCAGTTAGTGTTTCAAATTCACTTTCACAAAGCGTATCGAAGCAACAAAGCGTGTCACAGTCACAATCAATATCAATATCTGAAGCAGCGGCAATATCTTTATCACAATCAATTAGCCAAGAATTGGCTTTAAGCGCCTCACAGTCCCTATCTCAGAGTCAGTCAGCATCGTTATCGCAAAGCTTGAGCCAAGAGATAAGCGAAAATGTGATCAAAGGAATGTCCCTATCGGCATCCTTAAGCCAATCGATTTCACTATCTCAGTCTATTTCAGCACTCATTTCGGAATCAATTAGCCGTGCGGCAAGTCTATCTGTTACGCCTTCAGTTACGCAACCAGTCACACAATCCTTGACTCAATCTGTTACTCCGTCAGTCACACAATCTGTAACACAATCTGTTACTCAATCCGTAACACCATCGGTAACCCAGTCAGTTACTCAATCCGTTACTCCGTCAGTTACCCAGTCAGTTACACCATCGGTAACCCCGTCAGTTACCCAGTCAGTTACTCAATCCGTTACCCAGTCAGTTACACAATCCGTTACTCAATCCGTTACTCAGTCAGTTACTCAATCCGTTACCCAGTCAGTTACTCAATCCGTTACTCAGTCAGTCACACCATCGGTAACCCAGTCAATCACACAATCTGTAACACAATCAGTCACGCAGTCGGTAACCCAGTCAGTCACGCAGTCGGTAACCCAGTCAGTCACACAATCTGTAACACAATCAGTCACGCAGTCGGTAACACAATCAGTCACACAATCTGTAACACAATCAGTCACGCAGTCGGTAACACAATCAGTCACTCAATCCGTTACTCAATCAATCACACCGTCACTGACGCAACTAATAACAAAGTCACCATCATTAACCATGGTAATCACCACAACGTCTCTTCCACCGGTTACTACTACATCCTTACCACCGGTTACTACTACATCCTTACCACCGGTTACTACTACATCCTTACCACCGGTTACTACTACCACATCGTTTCCTATCACCACACAAACAACAACTCCGCCAATAACATTGACGTTATCACCAACCGAAATTACAACAACAATTCCGATAACTACAACAACAACCAAGGCGCCAACGACATCAAAGCCGGTAACAACCGCCCCGCCGTTTCCGCTATTTGGAATTCCAGCATCAGAGCAACAGAAAACTTATGTAGACTACGCACAGCCCAACGTGCCAGCACCACAATTTGGACCTTTTGATTTGTTCAAAGCACCAAACTATTTACGGCCACTTAAGGATACGGAAAACTTTGGTCTGGCAGCACTAATAGGAGCAGCAGATGTTAATCAGTCGGGGAATGGGAATAATCAATCCCAGCAAAGTGCCCAAAATCAAGGCACGAAGGGATAACACAGACTTTAAAGAGTACGCTAAAGGCGGGACGGTCAATGCGGCTGGTAACTATACGAAGCCAGATCTTCGCAAGCGTATCGTTGCTCAAGTAAAAGCTGCGGCCACGCAAGGCACGGGAGCAGGAAAATGGTCCGCGAGAAAGGCTCAGCTTGTGGCGAAAAAGTACAAAGCAGCAGGAGGTGGATATCGTGATTAATTTTATTCAAAAGCAACTTGACGCATCCGAAAGACTATTTAATATGATGGTCGAGGACAATAGGTTAAGAACCCAGAATTTGCAGATGTGGGTTGATATGAATGAAAGCTTTCAAAAGAAGTTAGCAGAACGCGACGCAGAAATTGAAAAGCTCAGATCAAAGCTATCTCAATATGAGATAGGTGAAAAACTTTAAGTGAGGTGTGTGATGCCAAAAAACTTTCCTGATCTAAATGATGATGGCAAAGTAACCCGTGCGGATGTTCTTAAAGGTCGCGGGGTTCCCGGATTTAAAGGTGGCAAATGGATTCAAGAAGCCATTAAGAAACCGGGAGCCTTAAAAAAGTCTCTTGGTGTAAAAGCCGGGGAAAAGATCCCAGCAGCCAAGCTAGCCAAAGCAGCAAAAGCAACCGGTAAAATGGGTCAGCGAGCAACGCTTGCACAGACATTGAAGAAGATGAAGTGAAAGCTCCGCAGCAGTCTCTTAAGGCTTGGGGTGACCAGAAGTGGACAACCAAGAGCGGTAAACCGTCTAGCAAGACTGGTGAGCGGTATCTCCCGTCGGCGGCAATTAATGCACTTAGCCCAGCGGAATATGCAGCAACCACAAGAGCCAAAAGAGCGGGAAAAGCCAAGGGCAAGCAGTTTGTGGCACAACCCAAAAGCATCGCAAAAAAAGTCGCACCATTTAGGAAGGTGGGCAAATGACAACAACCGGACTGACGGCATTCAATCCCAATTTAAATGAGATTGTAGAAGAAGCATTTGAGCGATGCGGAAGAGAACTTCGTTCGGGCTATGACTTACGCACCGCAAGACGTTCATTGAATCTTCTTCTATCTGAATGGGCAAATAGGGGGATCAACCTTTGGACCATGGAGCAAGGGGCTATTCAGCTCTATGCCAATCAAATAACCTACCCGCTTCCAATCAATACAGTCGATCTTGTTGAAACAACCATTCGCACGGGGGTTGGATCAAATCAAACAGACATCAATATTAGTAGGATTTCGGTAAGCACCTATTCGACAATCCCAAACAAACTCGCAACCGGGCGCCCCATTCAAATTTACATCGACAGACTAGGTGGACAAACTTATGTATTCACGGGAACCTTGGCTACGAATCTCACCTCGTCGGTTACGACAATACCAATGTCTTCTCTCTCGGGGGTGCCATATGCAGGATATGCAAACATTGGATCGGAAACAATTTATTACTACGGTACTAGCACCCAAGCACAAAACGTGGCTACAGGCGTTTCGGCATTTGCTACGCTGAATAATGTATTGAGAGGCCAAAACAACACAACAGCAGCCTCTCATAGTTCGGGAGCCACGGTAAGCAATACGCAGTTTCCCAATGTAACGGTATGGCCGGCCCCTGATCAGGGATCAATCACAACACCGTACTACACACTGGTTTATTGGAGACTTCGCAGAATCCAGGACGCAGGGAATGGTGTTAACGTAGAAGACATCCCATTCCGATTCCAAGAGGCTTTAATTTCAGGACTGGCTTATAAGCTATCCATGAAAGTAGAAGGAGGGCTCGAGAGAATGGCCATGTTAAAAGCTCAATACGACGAAGCATGGCAATTAGCCTCTGAAGAAGATCGAGAGAAGGCGCCCCTTAGATTGGTCCCGCGCCAAGGCTTTCTAGGATTTGGTGGCTACTAATGCCTAATAGATTTGCATCTGGAAAGTTTGCAATCGCCCAATGCGATCGATGTAATTTTCGCTATAAGCTTAAGCAACTCAAGGTGCTCACAATAAAGACCAAGAATGTTAATATTCTTGTATGCCCAGAATGCTGGGAACCCGATCAACCTCAGTTGCAATTAGGAATGTATCCTGTTGATGATCCTCAGGCCGTGAGAAACCCCAGGCCCGATTCTAATTCATACTATCAATCAGGTTACAACGGTATTCAAACCGTGGATAATGTTGTTAGCACAAATCCTCTTTACACCGGAGTTCCGTTAGAAGGAAGCCGCACGATTGAATGGGGATTTAATCCGGTGGGCGGTGCAAGATCTATAGATTCGGGCATGACACCCAATCATCTCATAGGTCAAGCTTTGTTAAATAGTGTCTCAGCCTCTTAGGAGTCTATATGAAGAATGATATGAAGCAAGATAAAAAGATGATTGCTAATGCAGTTCATAAACATGAAAAGCATATGCACCCCGGTAAGTCCATGACTAAGTTACGCAAGGGTGGCCCGACATCAGAAATGATGAGAAAGATGGGTCGAAACATGGCTCGCGTTCAAAACCAAGGATAAGCCATGAAATACTCTATGAAAGTAAAAGGCAAGGAAATCGGCCCTGCTGAAGTTTATGCGGAACCGCATACCATGACGGGAAATAAATTAAACACATCCGATTATTCAGGTAAAGAAACACCTTATAATCTCCAGCCAGATTGGAGACCGACCCATGGTGTAGCTATCAACCCGAATACGCAAGTTAAAACCACGGGAATTAAAATGCGCGGAACGGGCGCTGCGACTAAAGGTGTTATGAGCAGAGGGCCGATGGCGTGAATTGGGGCGAACTCAAAACGCAGATCCAAGACTATCTTGAGACAACATTCTCAACGGATAGCCTAACTGCGTTTGCAATTCAAGCAGAACAAAGGATTTTTAATACAATCCAGTTCCCAAGTTTGCGTAAAAACATGATTGGAGTATGCGCTCAAAATAACCCGTATGTGAGTTGCCCTGATGATTTCTTAGCGACATATAGTTTTGCTTTAATTGATATAGACGGATCTTATTATTATCTTTTGAATAAAGACGTAAACTTTATTCGTGAATCGTTTCCCATGCCAACGGGTTCTGGAAATACTGGAAGGCCCTATTGTTATGCGTTATTCGGCCCCAAAGTAGTGGGCCAAACAATCACAAATGAATTAAGTTTCATTCTTGGGCCAACTCCGGATTATGGGTATAGCTTAGAGCTGCATTATTTTTATTATCCAAGTTCAATTACCGTAGGCAATGTCGATGCAACCACAACATGGTTAAGCGATAATTTTGATTCGGTCCTGTTATACGGATCGTTGGTAGAAGCCTCAACATTCTTAAAAGCCGAACCGGATCAAATTGGTAATATCACGAACCGATACAAAGAAGCGCTGATTCTTGCAAAACGTCTTGGTGATGGTCTTGAGAGACAAGACGCCTATCGTTCCGGACAGGTCAGAGATAAGGTTGCTTGATGGCAATCATCCAAACATTAACCACGAGCTTTAAAGTTGAGGTCGCTCAAGCACTTCATAACTTTACAACGGGGACGGGCAATGTATTTAAATTGGCCTTATACACCGCCAACGCGGATCTTGGTGCCTCAACGACTGCTTACACAACAGCGGGTGAATCCAGTGGAACCAATTACACCGCTGGAGGAATCGTCCTCACCAACATCACCCCCGCGTTTCAAGGAACTACTTCGTACTGGTCTTTTGAAACAGCAACATTCACAAACGTAAGCCTTACAACAAATGGCGCCTTGATTTACAATTCAACCAACGGCAACCGAAGTGTTGCTGTCTTGAATTTTGGTGTAAACATCACAAAGACCGCACAAAATCTTGTAATTACCTTCCCCGCCAATGATGCTACTAACGCTGTTTTAAGGATCGCATAATGGAACTCAAAGCCAAAATCTCTGACACAACCGAAAGCGGTTTGATGATGAACTCTCAATCCAATGAAGGTCTCAAAGCCACGGGTAAGTTTTTGATTGAGTGTTACGACAAAGACGGCAAGCTAAAGTGGACTGATGAGTCTAAGAATCTTGTGGTGAATGTGGGCCTTCAATACATGGCAGGGACCTCTTTAGATGGTTCAACTGCAAGAATCACAAGCTGGTATTTAGGTTTATATGGTGCTGCATCAAGTAATAATCCTGCTGCTGGAGATACGATGTCTTCTCATGCAGGATGGACGGAAGTTACAGACTACACAGAAGCAACGCGTCCAGCGGCGACATTTGTAGCAGCAACAACGGCGAACCCTTCAGTGGTTACGAATTCAGCAAGCAAAGCTCAGTTTACGATGAATGCAACGGTAACTGTCGGAGGAGCTTTTCTGACAAGCAATAACACCAAAGGTGGTACGTCAGGCACCTTGTTTTCAGCAAAAGATTTTTCTGCGCCGGGGGATAGGAACGTAGTATCCGGTGACATTGTTTTAGTAACGTATACCTTTAGCTTATCTGCATAATGGCTTTTCTTCTTGCTGATCGTGTACAGGAAACCACGACAACCACAGGCACCGGCACAGTAACATTAGCTGGTGCGGTTACGGGGTTTCAATCGTTTGCTGCTATAGGTAACGGCAACACGACCTTTTACACCATAGCCGACCAGTCTGGGTCCAACTGGGAAGTAGGCATAGGTACGTACACATCGTCTGGCACTACTTTATCAAGGGACACGGTCTTATCTTCCAGTAATTCAGGAAGCCTTGTTAATTTCTCCGCTGGTACTAAAAACGTCTTTGTGACTTATCCCGCAGGACGTGCTGCTTATGGATTAACGGCTGGGTCAAATATCACACTGACTCCAGGAAATGGAACTATTACGATTGCCGCAAGCAGTGGTGGCGGCGGCGGTCTAACGTGGCAATCCGTTCAGACAGGCAACTTCACGGCTTCTGCTGGCAACGCTTATCCGGTTAACACAACGTCAGCAGCGATTACGGTGACGCTGCCTGCAAGCCCGAGTGCGGGGGATTTGATAACGCTAACGGATTATGCAGGGACGTTTGCGACGAATAATATGACGGTATCGCCAAATGGAAAAAAGATAAACGGCGCGACTTTATCGGCAATTTTTGCAACCAATCAATCCTCTGTGCAATTGGTTTATGTTGATTCAACACAGGGGTGGAAGGCTTATTCTTATTCTGTTACGTCACTCCCACTGGTAATTCCTGTTGATTATTTAGTTGTTGCTGGAGGTGGAGGGGGCGGTGGATGCGGAGTTGCAAAAGGAATATCAGGAGGAGGCGGGGCCGGTGGATTTATAACCAACACTGGCTTTTCTATAAATGCAGGTTCGCCGATTACAGTCACAATTGGAGCAGGAGGAGCTGGTGGAACGACAACGCCAACCATTGGCGTCAATGGATCAAATTCTGTTTTTAGCACCATAACGTCTGCTGGTGGTGGTGGCGGCTCACCAGGAAGAGATATGAATATTTCAGGAGCTAGCGGTGGGTCTGGTGGAGGTGGTGGTGGGGGTGGTGGTGGCACGGGAAATGGCGGTGGATTGGGGAATACACCATCAACGTCACCATCTCAAGGAAATAACGGCGGCACAGGGTTTACTTCTGCAAACTATGGATCTGGCGGTGGTGGTGGAGCAAGTGCGGTTGGGAATAATGGCACATCTGGATCTGGAGGCAATGGGGGCATCGGCACGGCATCGTCAATCACCGGCGCATCGGTAACTTATGCTGGCGGCGGGGGCGGCGCTACGTATGCTGGAGGAGGTGCGCAAGGAACTGGTGGAGCCGGAGGTGGTGGAAATGGTAGCAATACTGGAAGCGGATCTGCTGGAACGGCAAACACCGGAGGTGGTGGCGGTGGTTCGGGAAGAGACAATATAGGCGCAGCAGGCGGGTCAGGTGGCTCCGGCGTAGTCATCATCGCCTACCCAGACACATATCCCGCACTCGCATCCATCGGCGCAGGTCTAACTTACGACCAACCTACACGCTCAGGCTATCGTGTCTATCGCTTCACCGCTGGCACCGGCACAATCAGTTGGTAAGGAAAGCAGATGGCTCACTACGCACTACTCGACAAAAACAACACAGTCGTCCAAGTCATCGTCGGTAAGGACGAGAACGAAGGCATTTACGATTGGGAAGAGTTTTACGCTGCTGAAACAAGGCTCAAGTGCAAACGTACAAGCTACAACACGCAAGGCGGCGTACACACAGGCGGCGGCACACCATTCAGGAAGAACTACGCAGGCATTGGCTATACCTACGATACACAGCGAGACGCATTTATCCCACCGCAACCCTATCCATCGTGGGTACTGAACGAAGATAGATGCTTATGGGAAGCACCCATACCGATGCCGCAAGACGGACAGATGTATAGCTGGGATGAGGCAACAACTAGCTGGGTGACTGGATAGGAATGTGTTTGGCATATCACCATTTGGCGGCGCACCACTTGGATCAACGGGAGGGGGTAGTCCGCCTATTACCGAAGGTTGGGGGTATAGCACATGGGGGTCAGGCGCGTGGGGCGGAGGTGCGACTTATGAAGTGGCAGTCGATGAAACTGCCACAGGCGCCGATGCAACGTCTTCGCTTATTGAATTTGCAGTATTGGTTTCTGAACCAGCGTCTGGTGCCGATGATATATCTTCCCTTGTTCAATTTGATTCGGCAGTTGCAGAAACAGCTACAGGAACAGATACAACATCAGGTGGTTTACAGTTTGGCGCAACGGTTGCAGAAACTGCGACAGGAACAGATGACCCCTCATCACCTGTACAAATTGAAGCGAGTGTTTCAGAAACATCCACAGGGACAGACAGTACAGAAGCCTTTATTAAATTCCTTACCTTGGTCACAGAAACGGGGTCAGGTTCAGATAGTATCAGTGCAACCCCTCAATACCCTTGTGATGTATCAGAAAGCGGGACAGGTTCAGATGCAGTTAGCTCTCTGGTTACGTTTGATTCAGTGGTTGCAGAGACAGGCACAGGCACTGATGATGTTATGTCACAGAACGCCTACTCCTCAGCAATTGATGAGTCAGCCACCGGTACGGATGATGTTGGATCGCAAAACGCCTACAACGCCGTTATCACAGAATCAGCAACAGGAACAGATCTTGACAGTGCGCTGGTTAAGTTTTTGGCGACGATCACAGAGTCGGCTACAGGTACAGATGTTGATAGCGCAGGGTTTAATTTTGAAGCAAGTGTTACCGAATCAGCCACGGCAACAGATGTTATAAATGGAAGGAAACTCTGGGAGCTTATTGATGACTCAGAGACAGCAAACTGGCAAAATATCAACAGTAACCAAACGCCGGGATGGGGCATTATTAATACGACGTAAACTCCCAGTTGGTCATTGATTTTGACTTGAGGTGAATTATGACTGTTAACCGCACAACTCTTTTAGATCTTCCCGTTATAACCACAGGTACGGAATCTGGGGTATGGGGGGATTATACAAATAACGGTTTAACACAATATTTAGATATTGCAATTGGTGGGATTTCTTCGTTAACAAGCGCAAACTTTTCCACTGGTGCGTTGACGATTGAAACGACAGAAGGAACAAATTCAGGAACAAATATTGTTGCTTCATCGGCTCAATATGCAACCTTCCGTGTTTCTTCTTTGGCTCAAAACTCAACAATTACAGTAGGAAACACAGGCGCAAGTTTAGGTCGTTCTTATCGTCTTATTAACGATGACTCAACATACACACTTACTTTTAAAGCCACAGGACAAACTGGCGTAACGCTTCAACCCGGACAAACAGCACTTGTTGCTTATGACGGTACGGATTATAAACTTGTAGGAACAATTGGCCCAACAGTACCTGTTGCTCGTGGCGGCACAAACGCTACAGCTACACCTACTGCTGGGGCTGTTGCTTATGGTACCGGTTCAGCTTACGCTTTTACAGCGGCAGGCACCGCAGGGTATGTTCTTCAGTCAAATGGCTCTAGTGCACCAACGTGGGTTGCGGCATCAACGGGAACCGTTACGGCGGTATCCGTAGCGACCTCTAATGGTTTTGCTGGATCAAGTTCTGGTGGGGCGACGCCTGCATTGACGTTATCTACAACGATTTCAGGTGTATTAAAAGGCAACGGCACGGCAATTTCTGCGGCTTCGGCAGGAACAGATTACCTTGCGCCACCATCAGGAACGTCTATCTTAAAAGCAAATTCTGGGGGCGCTTTAGCAAATGCTACCGCTGGTACAGACTACGTGGCTCCGGGAACAGCTACGACATTTACTGCGCTTCAAACGTTTAGTGGTTCAAGCAGTGTAGCAGCAGTAGCGCTAACTAACGCGAAGGAAGTAGCAACGGTTTCGGCTACCGCTGCCACAGGAACAATCAACTACGATGTAACCACGCAGTCGGTTCTCTACTACACCAGCAACGCATCAGCCAACTGGACAGTTAACTTTCGTGGGTCTTCCGGCACATCCTTAAATACTTTGATGGCTACGGGTGAATCAGTTACGGTTGCGTTCCTTGTAACTCAAGGTGCCACGGCTTATTACAACAGCGCAGTGCAAGTAGACGGTTCGTCGGTAACCCCTAAATACCAAGGCGGCACTGCATGGTCAGCAGGTAATGCAAGCTCCATTGATGCTTATGTGTATACGATAGTGAAGACGGGGTCTGCGGCGTTCACAGTGTTTGCATCACAAACGAGGTTTGCATAATGCCGTTAATTGAAACTAAAGGTGCTGCATCTGCTCAGGGGTTCGGAGAGTTCACTGTAGTTGGACCACCTCCTGTCTACATCGAAGACGTTTTCTCCACTTACCTGTACACCGGCAACGGGGGCACGCAGACGATTACCAACGGGATTGATCTGTTAGGTAAGGGTGGAATGGTTTGGGGTAAGTCACGCAGCAATCCGACCGGGCACAGCCTTTCAAATACCGTGAGCGGCATCACCAACTACCTTGACAGTTCGGCTACGTTTGAACAGCAGACCGGTGGGGGTATAACGTCTGTCAGTTCTTCCGGGTTCGACCTTACTGCGTCAGGTGGTGGTGTTCGGCTGAATCAAAGCGGGTACACCTACGTCTCATGGACCTTCCGCAAGCAGCCGAAGTTCTTTGATGTGGTGACATTTGTAAAAAACGCCTCAACCAATCAGCGTATTTCACACAGCTTAGGTTCTGTTCCTGGGTGTATTATTGTCAAACGAGTAACAAGTGCTGATGATTGGTATGTTTACCATCGAAGTCTTGGCGGGTTGAACAAATGGATATCATTAAATTCCACGGGCGCAGTATTTACAACTAGCGGGGCATGGGGTTCATCAGACCCAACTAGCACAGATTTTGGTGTAAGCACAAACTTGCTTTATGACGGAGGCGGTACACCTTTAACCTACGTCGCCTACCTCTTTGCCCACGACGCAGGTGGCTTTGGCCTAAGTGGGTCAGACAATGTGATTTCGTGTGGGTCGTTTACGACTGATGGCAGTGGGAACGTACCAGCCCAAACGCTTGGTTACGAGCCTCAGTGGATTATGTACAAAAGAACAGACAATTTGGGTAGTTGGTTGGTCTTCGATACTTTCAGGGGGTGGTTTAATAACACTGGTTATAGTGATTCAGTATTACAACCAAATAATTCCAATGCCGAGGCATTTGCTGACGGAGGAACTCCAACCGCCACTGGTTTTGCTTCTGAAAAAGCTATTTTTTCTGGTTCAGCCACCTACATCTACATCGCCATTCGCCGTGGCCCGATGAAAGTGCCGACTAGTGGGACGAGTGTGTTTGCGCCTGTAACGCAAACCCTTGCAACGGGCTCTGTTGTAACAACAGGGTTTGTAACAGATATGGGGTTAAGCAAAGCGTTGTCTGCTGCGGACCCGGTTATGGAGTCTAGGCTTACAAAAGCATATTTGAGGACCAACACGACAGGAGCAGAATCTTCCGGCCTTTCAACTTGGGATTACATGAATGGTTACGGACCAACGCCTTGGAGCGGTTCTGGCCTGTCATCAGTTGCATATGGTTTCCGCCGTGCCCCCGGCTTCTTTGATGTGGTGTGTTATACGGGGACGGGGAGTGCGACTACACAAGCGCATAACTTAGGTGTTGCTCCTGAGATGATGATTGTGAAATCAAGAGCAAACACTGGACAGTGGAGCGTCTATGCAAGTGCGAGAGGAGCAAATCAAGTAGGGCAGTTGCAAAGCACTGTGGAGTTTCAAGTTGATACTAATTGGAATTTCACAGCGCCCACGAGCAGTGTTTTTTCAATCAGTGGCGGCTCAAATATTTCTAGTTACACTTATGTTGCCTATCTCTTTGCCACCTGCGCTGGCGTATCCAAAGTCGGCAGCTACACAGGCACAGGCGCACTCCAAACCATTAACTGTGGCTTCACGGGCGGTGCTAGGTTCGTACTGATTAAGCGCACGGACTCTACCGGTGACTGGTATGTGTATGACAGCGCACGGGGCATCTCAAGCGGCAGTGACCCTTATCTTTTCTTAAACTCAACCGCTGCGGAAGTCACCGGCACTAATTACGTTGACACCACAAGCGTTGGGTTCCAAGTCACCGCAGCAGCCCCAGCAGGATTAAACGCCTCGGGCGGCACATACATTTTCCTCGCCATTTCCTGATATGACCAAAGACCCATATCTCAAAGCGTACACGCAACAAAAATCAAACGCTAAACAGCGTGGGGTTGAGTTTGTGTTGACGTTTGATGAGTGGAAACAAATTTGGCTTGATTCGGGCAAGTGGGAACAAAGAGGCCGAGGCGCAGAAAAATATTGTATGTGCCGTGTCGGTGATGCTGGCTGTTATCAAGTAGGTAACGTATTTATTGGTCTTGGCAAGCACAATGTTCGTGATGGTAATTTAGGCAAATCTGACAGCGAAGAAACCAAGCGCAAAAAATCTGAATCTTTGCGTGGTATGCCTCACCCTTGGAATGTGGGAAAAAACAACGCTATGCACAGACCTGAAGTAAAAGCAAAACTAAGCGCGGCAATTAGTGGTGCAAAGCACTATTCTGCACGGATGGTTGGTACACCTCACGGTGTTTGGGGGTCTGCTGTTGAATGTGCCAAAGCATTTCGTATGCCGGAGGCAACAGTAAACTGGCGTTGTAGGAATCAGAAATTAGGCTTTGACTACCTTACATAAAGGTACAACATGGAAATCAGAATTAGATCAACAGGCCAAGTGATGCTGGAAGATGAACTCCGGCGCTGGGCTAAAGACAACAACGGTCCATCATGGGATCGCACAACTGACGATGTGCTTGAAGCACTGGGTGCTGACGTAGTGTTTGAAGGCCCACAAGCCACACCAGAAAACCATTATCAATTCTCCATGCGTCAAGGCGTAGAGCAAGATGCTTCAGGGCGTTGGTTTACTAAGTATGTTCTTGGCCCGATCTTTACAGACCGTCCAGCAACAGAAACGGAACCAGCACAAACCGCTGCCGAGCAAGAAGCTGCATATAAAGCTCAGAAAGACGCAACCCAAGCCGAATCTGTCCGCAGCCAGCGTACACAGTTACTTAAAGATTCTGATTGGACACAGGTGGCTGACGCTCCCGTAGATAAAACTGCATGGGCTGCATACCGTCAAGCACTGCGTGACGTACCCACTCAAGCGGGGTTCCCTTGGGGTATTCAGTGGCCTGATAAACCATAATTATGTTTGATCTCCTATCCGGCGGTTTACTTGGCTCCATCTTCGGTGGGTTATTTAGGCTCGCCCCTGAGATCCTAAAATTCCTAGACAAAGCCAATGAACGCAAACATGAGCTGAATATGTTTCAGCTTCAGACAGATCTGGAAAAACTCCGTGGTGAGTTTAGGGTTGAAGAAAAATATGTTGACCATAGCATCACCCAATTAGACGCAATTAAAGAGGCTTTCCGTGAGCAATCAGAAACTTCAAAATCCGCAGGATGGTTCGTATCTGCAATCTCGGCACTTGTTCGTCCGGGGATTACATGGTGCTTGTTCGGTATGTATGCAGCCGTTAAAGCTTGCGCTATCTATATGGCGTTCTTATCGGATGCACCGTGGTACGAAGTGTTAAAAGCCAACTGGAACGAAAACGATTTTGGTCTTTTTACGATGGTGCTCACGTTTTGGTTTGTTGGACGTAGCATAGAGAAATATCAAAAGTCGTGAATGAAGAGGCAAAGAAGTTAGCAAGAGACGTATTAATAAAGCCCTTTGAAGGGCTGGCTAGGCTTCTGCCAGACGGAACCGTAACCTCTTACCCCGACCCCGGAACCAAGGGGCATCCTTGGACAATCGGTTACGGATCAACCGGCCCGGACATTCAGCCGGGAACCATTTGGACGATGCAACAGTGTGTTGATGCCTTAGACCATCACATCCAATACTTTTATGTAGGTGTTTGCAAACTTAGTCCGACATTTCGTAATGCCTTCCCCCGACGCATTGCCGCCGTGACAAGCTGGGCTTATAATTGCGGACTAGGAAACTACCGAGTTTCTACCTTCAAAAAACGTATTGATGCGGGGGACTGGGATGGTGCGGCTACGGAATGTGTTAGATGGAATAAAGCAAACGGCAGAATCCTCCCCGGACTTACCCGCCGCCGTGCGGCAGAAGCTGCATTGATGAGGTAAAGATGCCTTTATCAAAAGTATTATATAAACCCGGAGTCAATAGAGAAAACACTCGATACACCAACGAGGGTGGATGGTATGTCTCGGATAAAGTAAGGTTTCGTCAAGGGACTCCAGAAAAAATCGGCGGCTGGGTGCGGATTTCTGTTAATACTTTTTTAGGTATATGCCGTTCTTTGTGGAATTGGGTTACGTTAAGCGGCCAAAACCTGATGGGAATTGGTACAAACTTAAAGTTTTATATTGAACAAAGTGGGATATATAACGACATAACCCCTATAAGAACTAGAAACTACACTGCTTCTCTTACAAATCCTTTTGATACAGTAAATACATCAACGACGGTTACCGTCAACGATACAGCTCACGGAGCCCAAGCAGGGGATCTGGTTTACTTTACCGGAGCAAGCGCAGTCGGGGGGGTTCCTGCGGCTGAGTTAAATACTAGACACGTTATAGCGACAATTTCAAGTGCTAATGCTTACACCATCGTAGTGACCACTGCTGCTACGTCAACCGTGAGTGGAGGAGGAGGAACGGTATCTGCACAATATTATATAAATACTTTTGCTTTAGGTGCCAATCCATTTACGGCCGATGGAACCACGACCGTCGTCGTAGCAGCTACTTCTCATGGTGCAATAACTAATGATTTTGTTACTTTTAGTGGGGCTACAGGTACATATGCGTCTACTTTTAATGCACAGTTCCAAATAACTTACCTTACTGCAAATACCTTTACTATTACGGTTCCTTCAGCGCTAACGGCAGGATCGTACGGTGGATCTGGTGTTTTAGCGCAATATCAAGTTAATACAGGCCCTGCAACACAAGCACCTGTCGTAGGATGGGGTGCTGGTGGCTGGGGGTTAGGAAATTGGGGCCAAGGAGTTTCAAGTTTAGATTCACTTCGTTTATGGTCGGCTAATAATTTTGGAGAAGATTTAGTCTTTGGACCTCGAGGCGGGAATATATATTATTGGGATGCTAGTACGTCGATAACAACTCGTGGGGTAGCTATCCAAACGCTTCCCGGAGCGCTAGACCCGCCAATTATTCAAAACTTTATTTATGTATCGGATATTTACAGATTTGTTTTGTGTTTTGGCTCTAACGATATTGGATCTGCTATTCAAGATCCTATGCTGATTCGATGGTCAGATCAGGAATCGGTTACGGATTGGGCGCCCACGGCGGCAAATCAGGCAGGATCACTTAGATTATCTCACGGATCAACTATTGTATCTGCCATTCAAACCCGTCAGGAAATTGCAGTATTTACAGATTCATCGGTTTATTCGCTTCAATATCTGGGTGCTCCGTTAGTTTGGGGTTCTCAGTTACTGGGAGATAACATTTCCGTCATGGGTCCTAATGCCGTAGCTGTCGCATCTGGAACCGTTTTTTGGATGGGCAAAGATAAGTTTTATTCTTATCTAGGTAGAATAGATACGTTAAATTGTGACCTTAGAAAATACATTTTTAACGATATTAATTTATCTCAAAATCAACAAGTATTTGCTGGTACTAATGAAGGCTTTAATGAAGTATGGTGGTTTTATTGTTCAAGTAACTCAACAACCATCAATAGATATGTTGTATACAATTACTTAGAAAAAATTTGGCATTACGGAACTTTAGGAAGAACTGCTTGGATTGATTCAGGACTTAGAGATGTTCCTCAAGCAGCTACTTATAGTTTAAATTTAGTCAGTCATGAAGTTGGTAATGACGATAATGAAACCGGAACTCCTGTAGCTATTAATGCTTATATAGAATCATCTGAATTTGATATTCAAGATGGCCATAATTTAGGATTTGTTTACAGAATTCTTCCGGACATTACGTTTTCTGGATCTGATGCGGCAAGTCCGTCCGTAACGATGACGTTAATCCCCATGATGAATTCAGGTTCGGGATATAACAATCCTCAATCTGTCAGTGGTTCTAGTTCTGCGGCTGTGACAAGGACTTCTACTACTGTTATTGAACAATTTACCGGCCAAGTTTACGTAAGAGTTCGCGGAAGACAAATGATTTTTAAGATTGAAAGCACAGACTTAGGGAGTGCTTGGCAATTAGGATCTCCAAGAATTGATATTCGATCCGATGGACGTGCTACGGGACGCGGAGCATGAGGCTTGATAATCCAGCACCTCCAAATCTTCCGCTATCACCAGAACTCTATGATCGTTTGTATATAGAGTCTTTGACCAATACACTGAGACTGTATTTCAACCGGCTTGAAAACATCACCAGAAACTTATTGGGTAGGGATGGAGGAAGGTTTTTAAGTAACCCATTCGGCGCTTTTTCAAGCGAAATTGACCAGAGCGCTGCAAGCACAACTGTTGCTTATGCAATTACCTATAGTAATACGGACATCAGTGATAGTGTATTTTTATCTAATAGCTCAAGGCTTAACACAACCTATCCCGGCATTTATAATTTACAATTTAGCATTCAACTTGTAAATACGGATTCTCAGATTCATGACGTAGACGTATGGGCCGCAATCAATGGTACGGATTTAGCAAACAGTAACTCAAGATTCTCTGTCCCCAATAGTCACGGTGGCGTTGACGGACATTTAATTGCTGCACTTAATTTATTTCTATCCATGCAAGCAGGTGATTATGTTGAGCTGTATTGGCACACTACCAATACATCGGTGAGTGTAGAACATCTTCCGTCGGGTTCTTCGCCCACGAGACCGGCCACACCATCAGTGATTGCCACGATGGCTTTTGTATCATCTATACCGGAGTAGATTATGTCTTTTGGAGGATCATCAGACAATGCAGATCTTGGAGCTTTTAATGACCCAATGATCGGAGCAGATCCAAACGAACCAGGAGCAATTGATCCCAAAACCTTTGATTTTGGATCAACAGATTTTTCTTCGCTTTTTGGCGACAATATCTTCTCAAGGTTTATTTCTGGAACAGCAACAGGTGGCGACAAAGCATTAGCAACACTAGGATTTGGAATAGCCACGTTAGCATCGGCTCTTAAAAATAAACCTCCCGCTGTGAAAATGCCGGTTTATAAAGAAGCTCCGGTATATAACCGAGCCCTTACTGCTCCTATGTTTCCGCCGCAGCCGGAGCCTAAGAAATCAGAATCCGGTCAGAATATTTACACACCCATGGTAGGGCTTCCTCTGTTTTTTAATCCTAATCCGTTTCAGTTTAATCCAACAGAAGCGGCAAAAAGATACGGACCGACTCCAGAAGAAATTGCCGCCGGTCAACAAGGATATTCACAAGGTCTTGAGAGGTTGTATCAATCTCTTGGACCACAACCGTCTATTCAGTTTGAGTCAACAACCACTGGCGCTGCGGGTAATGACACCGTGGCCGGCGGGGCTGCTGGCGGGTC